TCGGACACGATCTCCATGGTTCAGGCTATGGAGCATGGATCTCTCCCGCCCATTAATCGGGGTGATACCCCCTTTAGTGACGCGGAAGAGAACCTCGTGAAAGCGGTAGAGTATACCACTTACGATAGCCACCCTCCTCTTCCTATCTGGACTAAACCAGGCAGGATCAAAGGGTGTGGCACGGGTCACAGCCGATTGTAGGGACTCCATAAGGGTCCCCATCATATCGGCACGGCCATAGGCCTGCTGGATTCGGTATCGAACCTTATCCAGGTCGGCCACGAATTGTTGTTTAAGTTCGTATATGACCGGTGACTCGTGTTTCTCTTGTTCCAACCGATCAAGGAAATCATCTGGTTCACCATACTCATTGAATATGGTGGACATGATCTCCTTGGCTTTCTTGGATGCGGCTTCCTCGAGGAAGCCCATGTATGTCGATCGGATATATCCGGTCTCCATACCTTCCCATGGACCGAGGGCATTACCCACCTTAATCGGTGGCGTGTTCCCGCATGGCCAGCCAAGATAGCACTGGGCCGCAGGACTGTACTGGATCTTACTCCTAGAGAGGAATAGGTTCAGCACAGCTTCCCGGTCAATGGTTGGAGGGTAATGCTCGAGGTCCTCATAGAGGCCTCGATCCCGAAAGACCTGATCCAGCTCGACCAAACCGGCAAGGTTTGATCTAGCTTGGCTTAGGGTCTTTGGCGGTACAGGTGAGATCTCTCTGCCAAGTAAAAATGTTCTCTTGGCGATCTCTCCACAGGATTCGACTCCTGTGGAGTCAGTGGACTTGGCCTCTGAAATTTCTAATCCGAGGCCAGTCATGACTTCTCTGTACTTCCTACCCACCTTCAGATCTCCAATGGCGACATCATCACCGATTACCATGTAGTCCCTGAAGTCCGGTTTACCAGACTTCAGGGCACAGTATCGGATGATGACGTGATGGGTCAATGCCATAGAAGCCCATGAGCTTAAAAGGCCCATGGGCTGCCCTACGGCATAACGGATCAATCCAATGGGACTCGAGACATCTCGATCTGAGATAACCTCGGCCCACAGGGATCCGATCCTCTCTGAGAACATGTAAGAAATTACGTGTCTCTGCAGGGTGAGGGGAAGTCTGTCTGTTGCGGCCGTGAGGTCGTAACAGAGCAGTTCCTTCCCCTCTCCTGTCATCTGCTTCAGCTTTAAGGCCGTCGCAGAATGGGAGGATGTCCCATCACATGGGATGGTCCTAAGCCAATGCATTAACTTATCGTGCATTGGCTTGAGGACGATCTGGGTCCATATATCTGGTATACAGATGGGGCGGGTTTTCCCCCCCCCCTCAGATATCAGATGGATTCGAAGGCTTGGTTTACCCAAGTCCACGAGTCTATGGATACCAGCTTGCTCGAGAGAGTCCCGAAATACTGATGAGTATTTCTGCGACCGGAGCTCTGTATAGAGTTCCTTGGACAGTGGGAGATGTTTTGTCTCCCAGTGCCCCTCTCTGACAAGTGCCATGGCGTCATAGAGACTAGTCACACCAATGGCCCGGGGCCCTGAAGCCCCAGCCTTTAGTGTGGCGAATATGGGGCGGTCGTCACTCTTCTCAAACGGGGATTTATCCCTTAATTGAGATAGGATATCAGGTATGTGTTTTCTGATGTCCTCAGTGACTTCTGCTGACATTACTGCATCCTTTGGCCCCTCGGTCACTGTTCTCAGTACCGAGGGATCGGGGTCTAGGTGGTCCAGTTTGTACACTCCTAACAGAGTGGTTACATAACGGATCCACCAGACATCCCCGCGGAGAATTTCTTTCTTCGCGAAGGATAGGATCTTTGGAAAACCAGACTTATCTGTGGAAATCCACAGATGACTCTGGTCCAACAAGGGGCTTTGTTTTAGGCTCGCCATTGTGGCGAACCGGAACAGTTCCTTGAATGCTCCTATAGCGTTTTTGGTACCTCTACTCCTCTTCCAGAGGAGATATGTACCTAGAACCTGTGTAGTGTGTTGCCGCTCTCCCGGTATTGACCGGAAGAGGATTGACAAATTCTCTTCAAATGTTGATAACCTGGGACCGGCCTGGTTAGAGGCGCTTTTATGCGTTTCTAATCTGTGCTTTCGCTTCATAATGAAGGTGCGGGGTCGGGACCGAAGTCTCTTGGAGAAATCCAGGACCTCGAGTCATATTTGTCTGTGCCTATAACAGGGCACAG